CAAGATGGGAACCCCCTACGTCAGAGGGTATAGAAACGGCGGCGACATTGAAGAATACTTCAGTGGGCGCGGGCTAAAAGAAATTCTCAAAGAACAAAGAACACCTGAAGCAGGTGTTATTAAAGTTGAGATAGAGCGAGGGCCGTATCGTCCAGACCCAAAAGATAGACGCACACTAAAAGAAATAGCACAGCGTTCAACACTGGGTGACCCAGAAGATAGAGAACGGGCTAAGGAATATAAAGACCGATATACAAAAATGCAATCGAAAGACGACTAAATGGCAGGCTTAACTTTCCTTCGTGTAGTCTCCAACGCTGAACTCGATAAGCAAGACGAGGAAGCAGCGGCGCAGGCTTTACAGGAACGCCAGAACCAACCAATGGTGTTGGGTCTATCTGAGCACGTCCGTATGTGTTGGGATGTAGCGAAGATTGCTAAGAAGCCTATTGAAGATGAGATGCTGCGTGCACTACGTCAGCGTAATGGACAGTATGAACCTGACAAGCTAAATCAAATTAAGCAGCAGGGTGGTTCAGAAATTTATATGATGATTACTGAAGTTAAGTGCCGCGCAGCGGAGTCTTGGCTACGGGACATCTTGCTTGATAGTGGTACACCCCCGTGGGATATTGTTCCTACGCCGATTCCTGATTTGTCTCCGCTTGACCGCCGAGAAATCCAAGACATCTTTGCCAGCGAAGTGCTGACAATGTTGCAGGAAAATCAGAAAGCTCCTAGTAAAGAGGAGATGGCACAGATTAAAGAGATGGTCTCCCAAGACTATCGTTTCAAAGTTTTGCAAGACGCACAAAACCGTGCTGACAAAATGAAGTTGAAGATTGAAGACCAGTTCGCTCAAGGCGGCTGGGCTGATTCATTCAACGACTTTATTACTGACCTTGTAACTTTCCCTTGTGCATTTATCAAGGGGCCGATTGTACGTCGTCAACGTACTCTTGGCTGGAAGACTGTTATGGGTAAGACTGTTGTCGAACCAACTGAACGCCTTGCTCCTGAGTTTGAGCGGGTTGACCCGTTCCGTATTTACCCTGAGCCGGGTATTACTCGTATTGAAGAAGGCTACTTGTTCGAGCATCACCCACTTTCTCGTTCAGACCTGTCAGACCTTATTGGTGTGCCGGGCTATGACGAGGATGCTATCCGTCGTATCTTGGATGAAGGCTCTGGCCCATCTTGGATTAATGAAGACGTGGAACTCATCAAGAACGAGGAGGAGCGTAAGTTCTACTCGTATATGCGTCCGACCGATGTGTTCGATGCACTTGAGTTCTGGGGTAAGGTCTCCGGCAAGATGCTTCGTGAGTGGGGTCTGACTGAGGAAGAAATTCCTGATGAAGCTCAAGAGTACGATGCTAACGTCTGGATGATTGGTAACTACGTCATCAAGGCTGTATTGAACTATGACCCACTGGGTCAAAAGCCTTATTGCAAGACTTCGTTTATCAAGTGCCCCGGTGCGTTCTGGGGTAAGGGTATTCCTGAAATCATTGAAGACATTCAGAACGTCTGTAATGCAGCGGCTCGTGCTCTTGTAAACAACATGGGTATTGCTTCTGGCCCACAGGTCGAAGTAAACCTAGAACGTATTCCTCCAAACGAAGACATCACACAGATGTCACCTTGGAAGATTTGGCAAGTAACAAATGACCCAATGGGGTCAAGTGCACCTGCCGTACGTTTCACACAGCCTGAAGATAACGCTAGTACGTTAGTGGCTGTGTATGATAAGTTTGCTCGGTTGGCAGATGACCACTCTGGTATTCCTGCCTACTTGTATGGCAACACCGATGTGCAAGGCGCAGGCCGCACGTCGTCTGGTTTATCTATGCTGATGGGTGCTGCTGGTAAAGGCATCCGTCAAGTGGTTGGTCACATCGACGGTGATGTGATTAAACCCATTGTCCAACGTCAGTTCGTGTACAACATGCGCTATGACGAGGATGAATCTATTAAAGGTGACGTTCAAGTCGTTGCCCGTGGCGCAGTTAACTTGGCTGTCAAAGAGACTGTCAACGTGCGCCGTATCGAATTCCTCAACGCAACCGCCAATGAAATCGACATGTCGATTATGGGTCGGGATGGCCGCGCCGCGATTCTTCGTGAAGTGGCTAAAGGGTTGCAAATGCCTGTGGACGAACTTATTCCATCTCGGGACAAACTCGCTTATAACGGTCGCATAGCTGCGGCTGCGGAGCAAGCGCAAGCACAGGCTGCCCAACAGCAGCCTGCCGCTGCGGCACTCTTGCCCAACGGCGCACCCAAAGGTGGAATGGAAGCGAACACAGTCATGAATCGTAGTGGAGGTCAGCCGTGATACGTCCTGACCCATCAGTTGTAAAAGCTCTTTCTGTCGTTGTGCGTCAGCACCCAGAGATTCTGGAGTGGTTGAAAGCATGGCGTATGCACGAGCTAGAGCAACTACCATCTGCGGTAAACAACGCGGCATTGATGCAGGGGCGATGCCAAGTTTTGGGCGAGATTTACAAACTCGCCAAAGAGTCCCCTGAACTAGCGGCAAAGTCCTAACTGATATGACTCGCCGTCTAATCCACGCATACCGATAGGAGCGTTTTACTATGGCACTTCCAGAGCAAATTCGTAAACAGACCGAGGCAGTTCAAGAACTGTACGCACAACTCAATGGTGATGGAACCAATGGCGACGGGGCGACCCCTCCAGCCGATGGTGGAACTCCACCCACTGCAAGTGAAGCTACCAGAACTCCGACCGCCGACGCAGCCGCTGACACGAACAGTGCTACTCAGTCATCCAGTGTTGAGCACGCAAGTGATGACGGAAAAGGCTCAGAAGAAAATCTAACTCAGAAATACCGTACCCTCCAAGGCATGTATAACGCCGAAGTTCCACGTCTGCATAGTCAGAACAAAGAACTTTCAGGTCGTTTGCAGCAAATGGAGCAGTTGCTGGCAACCATCTCAGCACAACAATCTTCTGCTCGTAACATGGCGCAAACGCAAGTTGACCCACTTGTTACTGAGAAAGATGTTGAGGAATATGGAGAATCGCTTGACGTGATGCGTAAAGTATCCCGTGAGGAGTTAATCCCTGTTGCTCAGAAACTTGTGCAAATTGAGCGGATGCTTCAGCAGTTGCAGACTAATGTTGTGCCACAGGTGCAAAACCTCGCACATCGTCAGGCTATGACTACTGAACAGCAATTCTGGTCAGATTTGGCAGGACAAGTCCCCAATTGGAAAGACATCAACGAAGACCCAGAGTTTCAGTCTTGGCTTCTTGAGTTTGACCCCATGTCAGGTATTAGTCGCCAAACTATCCTAGAGGATGCACAGCGCAGCCTCGATGTACGCCGAGTTGGTAGTTTCTTTAAGTCTTGGCTTGAGATTACTGGACAAGCCAATGTTGCTCAAAACACCCGCCGGAATGTGTCTGCTTCCGAGTTGGAACGCCAAGTTGCCCCCGGTAAAGGGCGCAATACAGGTAATCCGACTGGAACAAACGCCAAGACCTACAGCCCTGATGACATCAAAAACTTCTTCAACGATGTTCGTCAAGGTAAGTACAAAGGGCGCGAAGCAGAGCGTGACCGCATTGAACGCGATATTTTCGCTGCACAGCGAGAAAATCGTATAACTGTTAACGCTTGATTAGAGGAGTTTTATCATGGGATTTCCCGTCGCCGCAGGACGCCCGAATTATTCGGGTAACTTCATTCCAGAAATTTGGTCTGGTAAATTAATCGAGAATTTCTACGATGCCACCGTGCTCGCAGCAATCTCTAACACTAACTATGAGGGCGAGATTCGCCGCATGGGTGATACGGTTAACATCCGTACCACTCCTGAAATCAGCATCAAGACTTACGTTAAGGGCCAAACCCTAAGCGTTGAGAATCCTGATAAGCCAAAAATCCAGTTGGTCATCGACAAGGGTGAGTACTTTGCCTGTATCGAAGACGACGTGGACAAGGTTCAATCTGATGTAAACATGATGGACACTTGGTCTAAAGACGCTTCTGAGCGTATGAAGATTAAGATTGACCAACGTGTATTGACAGATATTCTTCCAGACATTTCTTCCTTGAACAAAGGTGCATCTGCTGGTCGTATCTCTGGCAACATTGACTTGGGTACAACTGGTACTCCAGTAGCTATCACCAAGACTAACGTGTTGGAATACATTGTTGACATCGGTACTGTTCTTGACGAAGCTAACGCTCCTGAGAGTGACCGCTTCATTATCATCCCTGCCAAGATGGCTGGCATGATTAAGAAGTCTGACCTTAAGGATGCTTCTTTGACTGGTGACAGCGTGTCTGTGCTCCGTAATGGTCGTCTCGGTATGATTGACCGATTCACCGTCTACATGAGCCACAACTTGTCTGTAACTTCTAGCAAGTTCAGTCTTATCGCTGGTCACAAGATGGGCTTTACTTTTGCCTCTCAAATGACCGAGATGGAGTCTCTACGCGCCGAGTCTACTTTTGGTAACGTCATCCGTGGCTTGCAAGTTTATGGCTACAAAGTGGTGAAACCTGAAGCATTGGCTCAAGGCATTATTACTCTGTAATTTATGGGGGGCTTTGGCCTCCCATTCTTAACTTTTTTGGAGATTTAAAATGGCTACATATACTGACTCTCTGGGCTTTAATAAAGGCTCGGCTGCTTATCCTGCGGACTCTTTGAACAAGACTGTTCGTGTGGAAATGGTTCTTGATTTTCCTAAAATCATTGCGGCACGTTCTGCTGCTGGTGCTACTGCACTGGCTGCTTCTGATGTGATGGAAATTATCCCTATCCCTGCTGGCACTATTGTGTCTAACGTAGGTATGGTGGTAACTACCGCCGCTGGCGTAACTAGCACCATCTCTATCGGTGACGGCTCTGCCGCTGCTGGTTACTTGGCTGCTACTTCAGCGAACGCTACTGGTACTTCTGGTGGTGTTCCTGTGTTGTCGTCTGGTGCATTTGCTCCCACTCTGAGTGGCGGTAAGGTGTACGCTGCTGCTGATACTATCGACATCACGCTTGGTACTGCTGTACCAGCCGCTGCTGTTGTGCGTGTCTTCGCAATGTTGACAGACATCAACTAAAAAGGCGGGGGGCTTTGGCCCCCCTTCTTACATAGGAGAACAAGATGGCGAATGTAACAACTGTACATAGAGAAACAACGGGTACTGTTATCACCGGACGGTATCAGATGCGTGGACATCAGAGCGTAGGTGGTGGTACTGCTGGCGATATTATTTATCGTGACGGCGGCGCATCCGGAACAATTAAATTTCAATTCAACATTGGTGGTGGTACACAACCTATCGGGTTGACGTTTCCTGATGATGGCATTTTGTTTTTGACGGATGTCCATGTCACGTTACCTACCAGTGCTAAAACTACTGTCTTTGTGCAGAGTGTGTAATGGCTACCAAAGACTCTCGACTAGAGCGTGCTGGAGTATCAGGCTATAACCAGCCTAAGAAGACTCCTAATCACCCAACCAAAAGTCACGTTGTTGTGGCAAAGTCTGGTGCTGAGGTGAAGACGATTCGCTTCGGACAGCAAGGTGTCAAGGGTGCTGGTGCAAATCCGACGACGGCTTCTGAGAAAGCACGTAAGAAAAGTTTCGAGGCACGTCATGCGAAGAACATCGCTAAGGGAAAAATGTCAGCCGCTTATTGGGCAGATAAGGTAAAGTGGTGATATGGCTACGAAACCTAAAACCAAATCCAAAGTAAACGCCGCAGGTAACTATACGAAGCCTGAGTTGCGTAAGCGGATTGTGTCGCAGGTTAAGGCCGCAGCAGTGCAAGGTACAGCCGCAGGTCAGTGGTCTGCACGCAAAGCACAGCTTGTTGCAAAGAAATACAAAGCTGCTGGTGGGGGGTACAAAGATTGAAAGCCCCGCAAAAGTCGCTTAAAGATTGGACTGCACAGAAGTGGCGCACCAAGAGTGGTAAGCCGTCGTCAAAGACAGGTGAGCGGTATT